AAAGCATAATCACCTACAACCTCAGTTGCTGATGCAGCTACCTTAGCTGGTGACACAAGACTCTCAATAGTACCTGTACCAGTTTCCCATGTGGCTGTAGCTTGATCCCCTAGTAGGCCAGTCTGAGTGCCAGAAGTGTTTACTACTTGTGTGTCATCTAGGATGCGGAAGTTATCACCTGTCTGGTCTAGGTAAGCTACAGGTATCCAAGCATCATTACCATTTGCTCTTATGTACAAGATAAAAGCATCAGTATCATACCACCACATATTAGCAAAGGTAGTGCTAGGTGCAGAAGTTCCTGAGTTGTTTGTAGCTATAGCTGATAGGACGTTGTTAATGTCGGTTCTAGCATTAGCTGCTGTTTGGTTAGCTATGTTATAGTCGTGTTGTGCCATATTAGTATTCCACTATCCCTTCCAAGACGCTTACGCTTGGCGATACATTGTTGTTGGTACTGTCGAGTTCAGCTTTGAATTTAAATGCTCTGCCTGTGAGTTCACCAGCAGCTACAACCCAAGACCCCCATGTAGGAGAACCAGCAGGGTCATCATTAGTTGCAGCTACATAAATGGTTGTACTGAAGTCACCATAGGGCTGGTCTTCATCTGACCAATCATCCCAGTTGTTAGGCCAAGTATCCCAGTTGTTAGGTATGTCATCCCAATTCACTAATCCCCCAGAAGCATTAGCGTGATGCCTAGTAGAGGTTAAGTTAGTTGATACCCTTACAGTCCTAGTTGAGCCTGTGTCTAAGTACCCTGTGAACTCATATGTACCTGTAGAGGGCGCAGAAGCAAAGCTAGATAGTCTTAATTCATCAGGATCTGGGCCTGTAGCTACAGCTACGTTAGTCTTACTACCAGCGAAACTTGGGTTTTCAGTGTCAGTCTGTGATGTACCTAACTCAGGTAGTTCAGATGGTAGAACAACAACAGAGGCTACAGTACCTTCGTTACCTGACTTATCATAAGGTTCAATAAAGAATGTTCCTGACAAAGCTGGGTAAGCTACTGATGTCGCTGGTCTAGCAACCTTATTGATTATGACTTGAGGTGAACCATCAGTAAATGTAGCTGTAGTTGATGAGCTATGCCATAGTCTGTAATACGACAGATCAAAGTCAGTTGAAGCAGTCCAGCTAAAGAATAAAGTACCACCAGATAATTGCTTCTCAAAGGTAGCTGGAGCAGAGGGGCCAGTAGTGTCAGCTTCTACAGTCTTCTGTGCATCTGTAAATGCACCCTTAATACCAAAGGCATTGATAGCTCTAGCTCTGACATCATAGACAATAGTACCCGCTGCACCAGCTAAAGGTGTCTCAATGTCTAAGATCTCAAATCTACCTAAGTCACCTGTACCTAACACACTGTAAGTTGAGTCTGTAGACTTCTTAAACTCTACTTCGACGTAATCTACACGTTCAAAGGCTGTAGCTGATACATTAACTACAAGGACGTTAGTTACATGCTCGTTGATAATTCTATATTCTTGAGTAAGAGCTATAGCTACAGGTGGTACATCAAATGGTGATGGTAGTGTAGTATTATCACTCTCGTATACTGCACCATCGGAGACTTCATCAAAGACAGATTCACTGATCTCTCTAAGGGTCATGCTTGTTAAAATATCGTACTCATCTCTAATACCAAAGTCCCAAGTAACAACCTCAAATTCTTTATTATCAAAACCTAGTCTGGTGTTGGTAAGACGTATGATGTCACCAACTTGAACTTGAAAAGCCCTCATACCAAAGGTAGCTTGCACAGTAAGTTGTTGTCTATTACGTTCTAATGTAATACGGGCTAGGCGTCTAGCTTCAGTTGTATTATCTGTAAATGGTAATTCTAAGTCAATTACACTCTCTTGACCACCATCAACAGCTAAGAATGAATCATAAGTAGCTGAGTTGAGGATAGGTACTTGAGGGAAGTCGGAAGGCTGATAGTCGCTCTCTGGACCTCTAAATGTACCTTTAACTACGTTGAAATTCTCTCTTCGTGAATGTCTTGTGGAGATCTGTATTCCTGACCTAAGATCATCCTCATTAAGATCTAATACGGGGTCTGTATAGTAAGCTGGCTTCATTCTCCACTTACCTTGAGCATACCATAGTAAACCACCCATAGAAGTGGATAAATTAATGATGGCATCGTAGGGCGTAGTATTAGTGGTAAATGCTCCATTAAGAGAGAACTTAGTTCCACCTGATAGAGTAGGGTAGTTTAAGTGGTCACAAACATTAGCCGCTATAGTGACAAGATCATCATCTACACTCTCAATGTCTTCACTAAGACCATAATTATAGATAGTTGCATTAGTGCCCTCTTTACCTGACGTAAGGTAATCTCTCATACACAAAGCTGGATTATCCGACCAAGCTGTGGTACTTGTACGGGGGTCATAAACCTTCTTACCCTTAATTATAGCAGTTATCTCAGGAAATCCGTTAGGGAAAACGTCAGCGTCAAATTCTAACCTGACGTATAGATAAGCTGTAGCTAATAACTTACAATCTGTAGTCCATTTTGCAGGGGGCGCTAAACCACCTAAGTCTGAAGAGGTAACAGCAGTCTGTGTAGTTGTACCTAGCTTTTTAACTATCTTAACTTTACCAGCATACTTAGCTGGTGCTGTAACATTGTTACCACTTAGAGTAAGAACTTCATCATTAAAATAAATAGTTTCAAACTCTTCTATCTCATGTCCAGCAAAAGCTAACACGGTGTGTAAGTATTTATTGTTATCTGTAGTGCCTTGGAAGACTATGCCACTAGCTATTCTAATTTTACCATAGATAACCTGATGAGGTAAGGTAGAACCCCTTTGAGTTATTAGATAACCCTGATCTCCACCCTTAAGTTTTGGATCTGGCGCTAAGGCTTTAGTCAAAGCAATGGCAGTAACAGTTCCTACATATGCCGCTGCAAGAAAACCTAAACTAACCCCGCCCGTAAATGGGGCAGCTACTAAAGCTGCAACTACCGCAACGGCACCAGCTAGATTAGCATCTTCATCTAAGAAATCAATATCTATACCAAAGATAGCCATTAGCTTTCAGAACTCCTACCCCAAGCAAGTTTCTGGTCTTGCATATCAGCTACAAAATCAAACCCAGCATCTGTAGATGCACCAGCTATATCCCTAGACCTTTGGTATTGAGCAGTGTATCTAGCTACTCTGGCTCTCTCTAAGTCAATCAACTTATTTTCAACCTTAACTCTTATAGTACCAGTATCTGCACCCTCTTCAATATTCATCTGATCCATGTAACCAGTAAATATTTCAGTTAGGCCAGTTGATCTATCTTCTAGCTCAATACGTGAGCCATCTTCTAGGAGAATGAAGTTGGTGCTTTCTTTCTGTAGACTACCCTTAGCGAACATACCAAAATAGATCTTACAAGTTCTACCTTGATATGGAGTATTAAGAGCTAAAGCTAATACCTCAGAAGGCATACCTGTAATAGTAATATCTGCACCTCTAGCAGCAGTTTCTGTAGTTTCTTCTACAGAAGATATGCCTAATATAGTTCCAGCGCCTGTCCAAGAAACCCCTTCAAAAGTAAGAGTACCTACACCTGTCCATAGACGTAAGACATTATCAGCATCAAAGTTCATCTCAACAGCAAAGAAGGGGTAGATTACATTATCATCTAATGCATCAACTATTGTTGTAGGTAGAACTCTCGACATTACTGTAGAGCCTCTATTGCGTCAAAGGAGATACCATAGAAACTAGCATTGTCTATCGACCAAGAAGTAGTGTTATTGCCAAGTCTAAAGACACCTTTAGGGCTACTGTAGATTACAGTCTCACCTGAGTATGTGCTTCTAAGGTCAGGCCAGATCTCTAAGTTACCACTACCACTTTGATCCACTAATACTTGATGCAGTCTAGCAGCAGAACCTGTACCCAACTGAATATAGTCACCAGCTAATAGAGTACCTGTCATAGTAACTGAAACTGTGCTATCCCCTGCTGTACCTGATAAAGTAGGAGTACCACTTACTGTACCTCTAGGTGTAACATAGTCAGGGTCACCCAGTAGAAATGTACCTACAGAGCCTTTAAGGGCTACAAGCATAGCTTTCCAATCAGCAGCTAGATCCCTACGCACTGAGGGAATACTGACTGAAGCAGACCAAATTTGACCCTGATGAGCTACTACCTGTTGCTTGTATGTAAACGGAGACTGAGAAACAGCTACAGCATTCATAGCACGTAGTTCAATACTCTCTATGCCAATAGTTGTAGGTGTATTAAGAGGGTAACTTATAGCCATGATTTATCCACCAAACGCTGCTTTCATTGCGCCACCTCTGCGGCGAGAATCTACGATCTGTTGTTGTGTCATTTTAGCAATCTGTGGTGCAGCTTGTGCTATAATCTTTCTTACACTATCATCACCATTAGCTGAGAAACTAAAATTCTGCACGATATTAATGTCACCGCCAGCACCCTGACCTTTAGTGTGGTCTACTACAGTCTCTCTAGGGTGTAGCATAGCCATAAAGCCACCCTTACCATCTAAGCCACCTGATCTTGGGCCTGAGCCTGTGTAACCACCACCTTCATATTTACCAAATATTTTTGTAGGTCTTTTAGGTGGAGCTACAGTACCCTCAGTACCAGCAGCAGAAGCAGGAGCAAAAGCACCTGTAACAGCGCCTTTGATAGATTGTACTAGCTGTTCAACAACAAGTATTCTATATAGCTGTTGTATGATGTCAGCAGCCATAGATCTAAAGGCATCTTTAGCTGATGTAGTACCATCTACTAGACCCATAAAGAAGTCACCAAAGGCTCCAGAGACACTATCAGCTATAGCTACTTGTTGTTTCTGTGCGTCAGTTAGTTCTCTGGTAAGGTCTATAGTTTCTTTTATGCCTTTATTCTTAGCATTATGCTCTGCTATAAGTTCATCTACAGTCTTATAACCAAACTCTTGTTGATAACGAGTTCCTTGCTGTCTAGGATCACCCCCACGACCACTAGCTACACCAACCCCCCTCATTTTTTGCTGTACGCTAAGAAGATTTAATCTGGCCTCTTCTTGATCGTTAATACCTTTTAAAGCCTCTTTCTGATCTAGTAGGTAATTATGAGCAGACCTTAACAATGCCGCTTGCGTTTGGTTTAAATTATTTTGTTGTATATAGAGGTCTAACTTCTTCTGTTCAAGACTCTCTTGTATATATGTCTCATCTTTATAAGCTTTTCTTAAGAAAACCTCATGCTTTAATAAATCACCTTGAGCCAACATAGAATCAAGTTGCTTATTGAAGGAATCTTCTATCCTTTTTAGAGCTTGCTCTTTTAATTTAGTTTGCCTTATCTGCTCTTTAATCTCTGCTGTTAATTCACGTCCTTGTCTAACTTGCTCTACTCTTCTAGCTATTAACGCATCTGCATTATCAAGCAAGGAATATTCTAACCTAAGTTTATTGCGTAATAATTGATCCTCTAAGTCAGCTTGAGTTATAGTACCCGCTGCTAACTGTCTTAATAAATCTAGTTTATCTTCTTCTATAGCATATGTTGTACTAGCCTTACTAGCTTGCCTATCTTGAGCCGCTTCTATGCCCTGTTCAGCATCTCTAATCCTCTCTTGAATCTCCAGTTGATCCTCAAGAAAGTTTTTCCTGTCTTCTTCTTTTTTCCTTAGCTGTTCAGCCCTATCATTTAGTTTGCTATATTCATCATTCTGCTTTTCTAATAAGTCTACTCTTTCTTGGTCACTCTTTACAATAGTTAAGCCAAAGACCTTTAAACCTTGCGCTCTTACCTTTTGAATCCTAGATAGGCCATCTTGT